GGTGCATGCTCTCCGCATCCCCGCTAAACCACTCGGGCTCACCATCGTTGACCTGTACGGCTACGCCAATAGTTTCGAACTCAGGGCTACGAACGTATTCCTCAGTGGTAACTTTTGTTAGGCTGAACTCACGAGAATAAAAAGTCTCGAAGTCGATTGTTAGGATGTTCATGGTTATAGTATTTGTTTTCCGATGAGGGCGTTTTGTGCATTGTTTGCGCCATACTGTCCGTATAGCGCACGTGGGTCGTTGTATCCTGAGAGTACTCCGCTTCGTAACGCTTCCTGACTATTCATCATTGATCGCGCTAGGTTTTGGGAATAGGCTTTAGAAATTACTCCATCCTCTATGTCTTCTCGAGTAGTTGGATTGATTGTCTGTTGCATGATCTGAGCGAGTAACTTTTTACGATCTCGATTCACCTGACATTCTTTCCAGTACTTGCGTATCAACTTGCGCTCGACCTTTGTGTATGGGCTACGTTCGTTGTCGGAAATCTCAACGAGCTTCTTCCAACCTGTGCCGTAGTCAAAGTCTTCGGGGCGTTCCTTCATGCGTGTGAGCATTACCTGTACTTCGGTAGAACAACGCTTAAGCATAAACTTTTCAATCAGTTTCATTTGAAACCCCACTTCAACCCTTGGGCTTTTAAGTTCTCAAGGTCATCTTCAGTTAGCGTTTGTTTGCCAAGCCTAAGAGTGGGTTTTAACGTACTGGGTGTGATCGTACCAATACCTAAGTTACCACTAGAGTCAAGCCGCATGGAATGGCTTGACGAATTAAACGTATAGCCCCCGCTGTCCGGCTTAAAGTCGTCTTTGTCTCTAGTCAGCTCTTCCATTACTGTGGTGTCGAACTCATGGCGACGTACTTTTACCAATGCTTTTTCCAACGCATCTTTCTCGGCTTTGGTCAATGCGTCACAAAAGCTTGACTCATACATAAAGTGCCACCTCATTACACCCCTGAAAAACTCTTCAGGGTTTGATTCCATACGCGCTATTAGCGTACGCACTCCGCTACACATTTCACTCATTTTGGTTCCTTCAATAGTTTCATCATGTTGGTTGCTTCTTCATGGCTCAAGCCTTTGGCTAGGGTCATGCTTGTTCGTTTGCCATCTTTGAAATCCCATCGGTATATGGTGCATCTGCCGTACCTTCTTTTCATGTGGTACTCGGTACGATTAAGCTCTGCATTAAACAACTTATCTAGCGCGGGTAGTAGTTCGTTAACCAACTGTTGTCGACTAATTGGCATTGCACTCCTTAATAACATTTGTTAGGTATTCAAGGTTGTCCTCACGTATGAGTAGTGGGTATCCACCGCATTTTTGTATTGCGTCAAGATTCTTTAGTTGTAGCGCGGTTGCTTGACCCTTGCCAGCCTTGGCTTCGATCGCTAGGAACTTGCCATTCACGCAACACAGGAAATCAGGCACACCGCTATTGCCGTAGCCAGTACCAATAGGCATAGCGTAGTAGATGTTGTGGGCTTTTAAGATAGCCTTGATCTTTGCCTTGACCTTGGCTTCAGGTGTCGTTGCCATAGATCATGCTCTTCCATACTGAGACCGAAGGCATGTGGTTGTGCGACTTGGTCGGTGTCGTGTAACCATTGTGGGCAATCCATCCGAGCGTACTCAGAGTGCGTACGCCTGACACCCATACGTTAGGGTGCAGTTCTTTGGGTCGGAATAAAAGTTTCTTGCCGCAGTACTCTCGGAACTCATCGCCAAGGACAACTGGTTTAGACACTAGCAACTCTTCGGCTAGCTCTAAGTAACGCTCGACAAACTCGGGGCTTACTCTGTTTGCCTTTGACCAACACTTGTCAGCAAGGGCAAGTGCGTTGTCTATTCGTTCGCTCATCTGATACTCCAAAAAGATTTTCAAGTCTTGATAGTATCATAACTTTTTACTTTGTCAATAGTACAGACGTAAAAAAGCCACCCGAAGGTGGCTAGTAGTTTCCCTAACAAATGTTAGCGTTACTTGAGTGAATTGATCTCACGTGTCAGATACCATTGTGCTTTGCGCAAGTCTTCCATCTTGTTGCCTTTGTGGTCGGCACGTGTCAGATACTTAATCACATTGCCGAGGTTGTACCCGAGCTTCTTCGCTTCGATGAAGTCGATCGTCTCGATTCCACCTACTGTGTAATGAGCAGGGTTGTTGACCGGGTCGGGCTTAGGCTCAAACATTTCGATCTGGCGATCGCCTTCCATACGCAACTTTGCTCTTGCTACGCCCGCTTCGTACGCAAGTTGCCCTAGGGATTTGTCTGAGCTAAACAAACCCAACTGCTCCCACTTAGGCTTCGCCTTCTTCGCTACCTTGGCTACCTTGGCTTTCTTCTTCGCAGTCCACATTACTGTGGCTACATACGCAGTGGTTACGCCTATCGCCTTGGCTACGTCTGATGACTTAGCCTTTGGGTGTTTCGCAACGTAGTTACGGATTTGCGCTGACTTGGTCATCTTGGGTTGCTCTGTTGTTGTTGCTAATTCGATCATGATTTATTTCCTGTTTGGTTGTTAACGTACTCGGTAAGAACTTCTCTCATCTTGGCTTGCTTTGTATACGCATAGTTTGTGTTGAAGTAATCCATCACATACTTTGGTAGACGCAGGCTCGTGCAGGCTAGCGCGGGCTTCTTACCTAGCCCCCGCCCCTTGCGTTGTTGTTCCGGTTTTAGATTCTCGATTCCTGTTGTCATTCAATAACTCCTCGTAATATTTTTTCGGCAGCGGTGACTTCTTATCCAATAGCTCACGTAGCCATTGCGCACCGCCAAGTTGATTTAGTATTAACCAATGTCTATCTGACATTCGTACTTGTCTACCTATTAGTTTCTCAGGCGGTTTAGGTCTTGGCATTTAATAAGTTCCTTGCAATTACTCTGTTAGCCCAACATCTAGCACATGACCATCTGTGTGGGGACAATTCGACTCCCCCCTCGGGGGGCTTCAGCTCTTCGCATTTGTTGCATAGCTTGAACTTGTGTATGGGTTGCTTACTTCCAAGTTGAAGTTGTCGGTTTACAAACCCGTTCACTTATCAATCCCTTTCAGCGTTAACAACATCGTCAATGCTTCGGTCAACGACTCACCATCCTTCAGCACATACAACTCACTAATCCAGTTGTTTCCATACTGCGGGTTGTTCGGCTTATACGTGCGTATGGTTAACACTCGCCCATTTATTGCTTCGTTAATTGAGATTTGTGCGCCTTGTTCGGGCGAGCCTTCTACTAAGTTAGTTTCAGTCCTACCCAACGCAATGCCATCACTGTTCAACCAATTTCTAATCCGTCTTTTAATACTCATTCTTCTAATCCTTTCTGAACTAAATCTGCAATCCTGTCTAACATTTGTTCGGGATGCCCGCCTATGTTGAACACTCGGTCTACCTCAATCAACGCTAGGTAATACTCCTCACCCTTGAGCGCATGCCTGAGCTTCGTCTCATCTTGTGGATACGTGAACTCAAGTACGGCTTTCATACGCTGCCCCTTTGGTAATGCGTATAAGCAAGCGAGCCTTACGCCATGTTCTGCGTATATCGGTATTGGCGGCATTTACCCATTTAAACTTGGGGTCGTTATGCCCCCGCAGGGGGATAGCCTTTGAGCTATATTTAATTTCTTCGTTCATCTCATACTCCTTCGCTAACATTTGTTAGATCAACCAACAACACAAATATCTCACTCGTTACCTTACAACCTACATCGGTGAGATACTGCTCATCTTCCACAAGCTTAAGCATACCCATCTTCATACGCATATCCAAAGGGAGCGTATTATCATCGTATAGCTCTACGTTGTCACCTATTTTTACTAGGTACTTACCCAAGTCTTTGACTATTAGCGCAGTCTTATTATTACTAAAGTCCTCTTGCACTTTCTCGATAGTCCTCATCTCAGTATCGAGTAGCACTACCTTCTCCATAGACGTAGTAACTTTGTGCTTGAGCGAGGGTATTGCTTCTGCTTTTATAAACTCCATAAACATAGCAAGCCCTTTGGTCTCAGCCCACGCCAACATCTCATTCTTAACAAGGCTTTGGTGTTGGGTACGCTCACGCTCTTTGTTCCAGCTCGCTCGTGACACTACACGTTCTGCCGCATCCTTAGCCTTACTGATACGCTCGGAGGGGTTCATCTTGCCGAACATCTTCTTCGCCATGAGGATAGCTTTGTCGGCATCCTGAGTGCGGTATGAGTCCGAGCGTTGTCTGCCCTTACCAATACGATCGTTACTGATAGCAATTACTTTCCCACGATTGCCCATGTAACTCAACCCGATAGACCCCAACTCCTCACCATCTAGCTTGACCGAGAACC